AGGAACTTGCCTTCATCACTTCTTGCGAAAGTCGCCAATCTTCTCTTCGCTCTTCTCAATCCCCTGGTATATCGAGTTGAACGTCCCCCAGAACATACCAGTATGGGTATCGAAATATTCCCAGAATGCAGATGTGTTAAACGGGGCATCAATGCAGAGTTTCGCCATGATGTCGTATGCATCATGCTCAACATCTTCAAACTTCAGTTTCTCTTTATCAGTCCGGGTCCGGTTTTTCTCATAGAAATACCGGACTTCACGGGGAAACGCACATACCACATGTAACGGTTCACCAACGAGGTCAAACGTCAGATACCGGGTCTTTGCATTCTCTAAAATTTTCTGGACAGTCTCGTTGCCTTCGAGTTCTTTTAGTTCAAACTCTTTCAGTTTCGAAAGCAGGTCTTTCTTTTCTGCCATACACTAGATAAATGGCAGTTAATATAAAAAAAGGTGTGTTGGTTTTCCCTACAGTTCTGCCCATTCATCTTCAGTTGACGCACGGGTATATGTTTTAACAAACACAGATTTCCCGGTTCCGGATAAGTTACGAGAGATAAACTCATTCTCTTTCATCTCGTATGGAACTGATTCGAAATACACATCAGAAGCGGTAAGAGCCACTTTCCGGAGTGCATCGGTATCAATCATCTCCATCTGGATGACAAACCTGGCAACCTTGTTTTTCCACCGTGCTTCGTTAATATTCGTTTTATTAATCGCACTTGCAGGGTCGTACCGACCAAGCATAACTCCTTTCAGGATATGGTCAGAGTCAGGGTTCCACATTGCAACTTCAACGCTCACATCAACATTGAGCGAGTGCTTTGCAACAGCCGCACGAGTGACTCGTTCCATACCATAAAGTGTCACATGTTCGAACTTTGGCGTGATTGTGATACCTTTCAGTGCTGCAACCTCTACAGTTGCAGCTGGAGTGGCTTGATTCAAGTCCGTCCCAGTATAGGAAGCAACAGTCATGGTCATAGAACCGTAGTTCGCAAAGAACGCTCTACGGTCATTATATACATCTGCCATTTTTTGTCACTCCTTATGTAATCTCAATTGAAGTTCCAGTACCTGACAGGCTACGGGAAATGAACGTGTTCTCTTTCATTTCATATGGAACAGACTCGAAATACACATCTTCTGCTTTCAGAGTCACCGTTTTTTCTCCATCTGTATCCAGCATTGCCATGGTAATGTTAAACCTGGCAACCTTGTTCTTCCAGTTCACATTATTCATGTTATCTTCAGTAATGTCATCATCGGTTTCATGACCAAGAAGAACTCCCTGGAGAATGATATCAGAATCTGGGTTCCACATTGCAACTTCAACACTTACGTCAACCGCAAGAGAATGCTTTGCAACCGCAGCACGGGTAACACGTTCCATACCAAATAAAGTCACATGCTCAAACTTCGGGGTAATTGTAATCCCCTTTAATGCAGCGACTTCGACTTCAGTGCTGTCGGCGCCTAAATCGTCGGCAATCACCAAAGTCATAGAACCGTAGTTCGCGAAAAATGCTCTACGGTTATTATATGCATCTGCCATAGTTGATCAACCTAGCAATTAAAACCAGGAAGACCTTAAATAAAAATTTACGTGAAATTTACAGTATTGCAGCAATCTGCATCTGTAAACTCCACCATAAGATAATATAGCTCGTTCCGGAAATATACCAGCCAACGCGAGGCGTCATCGCCTGTATTCCCCCAGGCAATGCATATACCATCTTATCTTGCGACAAAATGTCCCAGTAGTTCCAAGCCCAGTTTCTTACGTCAGTTACCGGGTGTCTGATATCATTATACTTGTAATAAGCCATGACTGTTATCGGAACCCTGGTCATTGACAATGGGTCGCCAATATACGGCTCCGACCGGTATGTCTTGTCGTCATCTGCTTTGTAGAGTGCCGGAGACCGGGGAGCAGAAATGAACATTGGGAGAATATAAAAACACGGGAACTCTTCTGACTCGCCCGCAATGGCCGGATCTTCCCACCACTCCTTAATATACGCAATGTCTCCAATAAGGTTCGAATGGTCAATGACCAAATCCGACAGCCCTGTCACAATTCGCCCGAAATTGCCAGCAGACCGAAATACGTGGGTTCCATGGGGAGATGCCGGGGATGAAACTTCTATCCCCCGGTTCAACACAATCTCCGGATCGCGCGGAAGTGCCATATTTAAATCCCCTGTGATATGAGCAGGCGCCTATATTTGTTTAGTTCACGGCAGATGTCTTCTGGGATGTAATATGTGTCCTTATGTGGGGTTTTGTTAATGTCATACATCTCTACATAGTCCCGCACGCCCACGTTCCGGATCGTACCCGCCTGTTGGAATTTCAGTTTCTCTTCGAGGTTAATTCTGATAATCCTCAGTACAATTAACTGGATTTCCCTGAACTGAACCGACCCCACCGGGTATCCTGCGGTGTATGTAAACCGGATGTTTGCATTCCCTGCTGGTGGGAGGTTCCCTACATATACATGGGTGAGTTCATCCATGGTAACAAAATACCAATCTCCCTGCACCGACGAAACCTGCACCAGGTTTTCCCACGAGTCTATCCATACGTTGTCTTTGATTGCAACACTTGACACGTCAATACATGGTTCTGTAAGGATATACTCGGTCTTTTCAAGTGTTGTGATACCAGGGCCACCTGGGGTCATCCAAGACATGTAATTATCGAGGTACTCAACATCCCCGGGAGAGTTTCGGTACTCAACAACCGTATGCTCATCAAAAGAGGCAACGCCACAATACCGGTTGACCAACTGTTCAATTCGCGGTATCAGATCGTTTGTGCAGTAATCTTCCCATTGCGACGCAGTCATCGTAAGGGAACCCTGTTTCATGTCTTCGGCACCAAACCCGGTAAACGCCTCGACATCAAGAATAGAAACATATACCATGTTAGGTTATTGCACCCCCCTTCATAAACCATATAGCAAGGGCAACGATAATTGCAACCAAAACCGCCTGGCCAATGTTCATAGCACGGTCAACCCATTTACTTTCTCCGTGCATTGCCGCAAGGGCCAATTTTATATTCGTAACGTCAGCAGCAAGAGTTATTAGTTGGGTTTCCTTTGAACACACATGTTGTTTATTTATTGCTGATTCGAGCATTCGCATCCTTTCATTACTTGTGTCAATAAACGCCATGAGGTTTTTGTTCTGCTCCTGCAACTGGGCAGCAACCTGTTCAAAACATACCGCAAGATGCGTTAAATTCTCACCATACTTACCCTGTTCAACTTGAATCTTTGTCAAGGTGTCCTGTGCCGTGCATTTGTGGGTAATGTCGCACAACTCATCGATGTTTTCAATAACAATTTTTGTTGCATCCCCGGCCATGCATATCTCCACTGAATACCAGTAGATGCAACTTAAAAATAAAAAAGGGTGATGTAAATTTACACGCCGTCAGCACGCCCACCAATGGGGATGCCGTTGTCAAACTCTACAAATTCGCCAGATGGTAAATCAATCCGGACTTTCCGAATCATTTCTTTGTTTGCTTTCTCAACACCAGCCACAATGAGTTCCCGCTCTTCCTGGCTGTAACTCTTGTTATTTAACATAAATTCAAGAGCACTCTTTGAAATCGGGTGATAATCTTCGTGATACATTTACTTCACAATCCTGCCATTTTCAACTTTGATTGGACCATCCGGAACAAAATCAATTGCATACTCACCAACTTTCTTCCGGTTGTTTGTCTGAACCAGGACGACAATCTTAGCCTTCACTGATTTCGGATACCCACACGTGTTCAGAAACCCTTGGAGAGTTTCATGAGAAACCGGGGTAAATCCTCCAGTCGACTTCTTCTGGATTACAGGTAACTGTTCTTCTTCATTCTCTTTAAACATTATAGCACACCCTTCTCTTTCAGTATTCTAACCCCAGTTTTTAAACCCCTTTCTATAACCGCTGTTATAGCCACGTAGGAAGCAAGTTGTATCTCAATCGATACTTGTGTAAGCTCACCACCAGATAGGACCATGTAGACCCCTACAATCGCGCCTGTTGAAATTGTTGCGATGATTGCAAACACGTCGATGTTATCAATCTTAGTCGGGGACGTTGGGTCAGCAACTTTGTTCAGGTACCAATACAGGGAGTAAAATGCTCCGGAAATCATCGCCAGTAGAATTGGTTGCCATTCTATCATTATAACGCTCCAGTATGTTCAGACACAACATCAGTTGTATTACTTGTTAAATTTGCGGCAATCGCGGTGTCATTTGCAATGAACGAGTCCGAGAAATCTATGAACTCAAACTCCGGTCTTACAATTGCACCACCCGACGTGTTCGTTCCAACAAACCCATGGTCATGGGAACTTGTTGTAAACTTATACGTGTGCCCCATGGTCTCCCGTTCCTGGACCACTGTATATGCAATATCTCGCTGGTATAACCCGGCGCCATCCCATGCAGCCTGTTGACCTATAGACACATCAGCATTATCTACAAACTTTGCAGTGTCAATCTGGGCGGTCTGCAAGAATCCAGAATGGGTTCCAACAACACTCTGATACGGATCTGTATTCTCCATGTTTACAGATTCCATAAAGACGCCCCCGTTTGTGAATTCTGCATACCCGGTCTGGTTGTAGAAGTTCCCGGTTCTTGCGTCAACTGTGTCTTTTGTCTGGTACTTTACGTCTCCGGGCGCAGTGAGTAACACACTGCCAGAGTTCCCAGATAACGATTCGTTGTCAATGCCAGATGCCCAGGAAATGTCAAGGGTTCTGTGGACAGCCCCAAGAGTCTGGACTGTAAATGATGTTGTTGCAATCGCAGCAAATGCCGGGGAAACAAACAGTAACAGCAGTATCCCAGCAACAAGTCTCATTTCTTACACCCACGGAAACAACATTTTATAGCGTCCAATTTTTCAGTGACCCATCCTCGCATACCAGGTTTGCGGGTCTTTGTTTCTGCGTCAAGTGGTTTCTCAAACACAGAATCGTCAAATCCTGTCATGCAACTCACTTAGTGATTAAAAATGAAAAAGGTTTAGGAAGTTGGGTAATCAGACCCGTAAATCTTGTTCGGGTTGACATCCGACATCTGGTTGATTGCAGCAGTGCTCATGTTCAGACCATCACGGAATAGTGGGATACCCTTATAGAGAATCTTCACGTCACCAGTGCTGTTCTTGTTGAGTTTGATACAATTCTGGATATATGCGGTTCCTGCATCATGTGATGCAACAGTGGTGCCAAACGCTCCACGAACTACAGTCAGGGTTCCGGTATCTGCAGTCTCATCTGTGTCTGCCTTCACATGAACAAACTCATGTTCAATCTTCAGGAGATAGTCACCCTGAAGTCTTGGGATACCGGTCCCACTTGAATACGTAAATGTGGTGTCAGTCAGTTCAATTGATGCAACGGTAAGAGCACCATGAAGGAACGTCTCTGCTCCACCAGCATCCGTGTAGATAGACTGAATGAGAACCATCGGGTCGTTAAACAGGAGATAATCGTTCTGGGCTGCTTTACTTGCAACCGCGAAGTTCTCCGGGTATCCAACAACCTTAAAGGTGTTATATCCTTCAATCTCTGCCATGTTTACACCCTCCCTTTGATGGTAATACCAAACAGGCCGCCGTGTAGCGAGTCATTCTCGGTAACACCAGACTTGTCAATCACAGTCTCTGCAGACGAAATGACAAACTTGTCAGACGTATTAATGTTGGCTAACTGTTCGTAGGTATCCTGCCAAAGAGTTCTCCGTGCAAGCAGACGGGTGTCAGCAAGCATGATTGCCCCATTGTCTCCTGCAACCATTGACATGAACGGATGCGGAACAAGTGGAAGAGCCCCCTCGTTCGGGAACACCAGGTCAATCTTCGAAACACCAGGCACCAGAGTCTTTACAGGCTCTCCAATATACCGGATGAAATCAGTCATACCACGACGAATCAGACCAAAGGTCTTGTAGTCACATAATGCAAGATTCGGTCTCATTCCGTAGAGAACCATCTTACTGTAAACTTCGTCAAGATAAAAGTTGATATCAGTAAACGTCTTGATGCCGCCAACGTCCGCAGCATTAATCCAGGTGCTGTCACCGAGAGCACCAGTCTTTGTGTTTGACCGGATGATTTCTGCAAGACCTGGATACTCAAGTGGACCTGCATTTTCAAACGTGTTTGCAACGCTCTGCAGGTTTCTGGTCACACCAAGCATGGAACGTTCACGGAGTGCCCGCATTGCGTCCTGTGCCATATCAACACGGATTGCACGAAGGTCGCGTGCTGGAATCTGGGTAAGACCTGCTAACTGTGCAGCCTTGGTCAGACGACCAACAGTATACATGTAGCGAATCCGGTCAAACCGGTTGTATGCTTTCATGTTGGTTTCAGTCAGATCCGGATCTTCGTTACCGAAGTATGCACTGGTAATGTCGTATGGACCAATGACATCCCATGCAGCCCACTTCCCCTTATTTGCTTCAACAGGGATAAGAGACTGGAACGGGTATGGACGCTTATACAGATACGTCACCTGTTCATCTGCAATGACATGCATCAGGTTGCTTTCAGTAGTATCTGCTTTTGAGATGACCTTATCAAGATACTGACGGGTCATCTTATCCATCTCTTCCTTGTATGCCTTCCGGAGATGCTGCATTTCATCTTTGTCCATGAAGGAATCACAATAGATGGCTTTCTTTACAAACTCATCCTGAATTGGTGGAAGCATCGGCATAAGAGCAATCTGTTTACCTTCGCCCTTTGCTTTCTTAAACGCATTCTGCTGGATCTTTAACTGGCTAACCCCAATGGGAGTTCCATCGGGAATGCCAGCCCACATTGCTTCACCAACAAGACCCGCCTGGTCAAACAACCCAGACATGCCATACCCACCAAAAGACGCTTTTGATATTACGTCGCCATTTACCGACGCACCGACTTTAAAGGTCATGTTACCATACTCCCTGGAGACTCTGCTCCGCAAGTCTTAATGTCATTTATTATGCCTCCAGTGCATCAAGGTTCGATAAGAACGAATTGTCCACGCCACCGAGCGGGTTTCCATCCATGTCCAGAACAACCATATGACCACCTTTCTTAATAGTCTCGCTTCCAAAGGCTTCCATCTGCTTTGCAAACTCTGCAAACTTAACATCATACGCCTTCTTGATGTCTGCAACTGCAAGGTCAATTTTAGCCTTTACAATAAGGTCAAGAGTTGTCTCGAGATTTGCTTTCGTGATATATTCTGAATTCTGCTCTCCGCTTACAACAGGAGGTGTTGGAGTCTCGTCCTGGGTCGATTTTGAGATGAAATCGAGGATCTTATCTACACCAGTCTTGACTTCCGCAATCTCTCCTTTCATAAGTGTTACATCCTGAATCACCGGGTCCAGTTCAGATTTCATTACAACATCTGCAACCTGTATGGTTGCATCTGAACCGGCACCAGTATCCTGGTCCTGCTGATCAGCATTAGGAGCCATACTAACATCAGGGAACGCTGCCTTTATTAACTCTATGGTATTTTCTTCAAATTCAGGGCATAAATCCCCGGAAAATGCCTTCGCCACTTTTATATACGAACCTGGGTTTATTGCATTGTCGCCGACAAGTGAAAACGACCAAAGCCGGATTGCCTTTGTTACGCACGGAGACACCCGCTGATGCGGCATTAACTTACATTCATCGGATGCAAGAGTCCGGACACCATAAATAGATATCTTGTTATAATGCCCCTTTTCAATCTTTGTCCATATATCATCCGTGTCTCCATCATCCGGAATCTTTGCTTTAAAATAAGTGTCACCTGCAGATGCCGCAGGATCATGATCCGGGTGGTCATTACATAAAATCGGGTCACCTGCTTTAAGAACCCGGCATTCGGTTACAAACCCCGCCGGGCGTTCAGTATGGTCAATATGGAGCACCGGCATTTTAAGAAACAGTGGAATTGCCTTTTCCATTGCTTCAGACAAAATAAGTTCATTTTCTCTATCTGGAATCGGGGAGTTCGCAACTCCAGATATCGTCCTCCGGCCCAAACTCTTGACTCGACCCGTCAAAAGCAATGGTTGGTGGGATTTTGAGAGGTTGTTTCTGGAGTTCTCCAGGTCTGTGCCATAGTCTCGGGTCATAATATAAATCAAGTTGCAATGGGAAATAACAGTTTGGCGAAATGTGCTTTGCAACCAGCCACATGAACCACCCTATCCTGTCACGGGTATATGGATTGCCGTTATAGAGGCTTACTATTATCTTGAGTAGGTTTACGAACCCTCTATCATAGGGGTCAGACATATCCGAGAATTCCGATGCCTTGGTGAGAGCCTCAAGCAAAACCATAGTGTTGCTATCATGGCTTATCTGCATGCACTCCTCATATGTTTCGTGCCCACAATAAACACTGTTATACTTATCAAGAACCCCGGATTGAATCTGTATATCCGCAAACGATTTCAAAAGTTCAATCTGTTCCAGGAACTTCTCATTCACCTGCATCCCTTCGGGAGTCTTCACCTGGCACTGTTTATACATCAGATCCTTGTACATGCCCAGGTCATCAATGAGCATATCCGCAGTAATCTTCTGCCCCTGTTGTGACCCCGGAGAAGGTGGTTGTGCCTGCCTTGCTCTTTGGACCGGCTGTTTTGGTGCCCCGCCTTTTGCTGGTTTTGGCTGCTTGGTCATATCGCACCCACTTTATACGGGCACCAGTCATTCGCAAACAAATCAAACAGATTCATAATACACCTGCAACTTTGAGCAAAACAATATTCACAACAAATCCTACAACAAACCCTACGAAAAATGTCCGGAGACATATCGCTTCTTCGTATCCTACTTCTGGCGGTGTCATCTCAATCACCCCTGTCCAGCCATGGTTAAATTATCCACGAATCCAACACCACAGTTCCCATACCATTTCTTTGGGTTCATGTCATCTGAGTACACAAACTCATTTTGGTGTTCTCCGACCCAGTTTAAACAGAAATCAATTGAGTTCGTGTAGAACGCAGATGTAAAATACTTGTCTACAATATGGTCTAAAAACTTCTTGTATATCTCATGGTTTCGCTCTCGTCCGTCAAAAATGTCCCACCAGTTCACAACAAACTTTACATATTCCATGTTCATCCCAGGTTCATTTGAAACCATTCCACGGGTATAATCATGGAGAACCCGGAACAGTATCCCATTAAACCGGGTGTAATACGCAGGGTCTTGCTTTGCGAGGCTTGCGAGGTATCGCACAAGGTTCTCATACACAATGCCTTCTGCAACTGGTTTATTCAACGTGTTTGCATACGCAATATATGCTTTTGACAGGTTGTAAACGAACTGGTAATTTGGGAAATCTGTTGGTTCCGGCTCGCACCAATCTTTCTTCACAACAATCCCAGCAAGGTGTTTAAAATCAAGTTCCGTGCCAGAAAATAGGCCATACATAGCATTGATAATCTTCGACTTATTTAACATGTGATACGCATAACAATCCGGGTTCTGCGTCCACCTCGTAGAAAGCTTTACCATATCTATTGATTGTAAGTCAAGAGATATAAAAATAGGAGTTATTGTGGAGACACGATGGCATCACATTCAATCTGTGTGATTAACTTCGGTACGTAACTCTGCACCTTTGTCGCATCAATCGTCTGTGCATCATACCGGCTTTTAACAATCGTGGCCCAAAACTCACTCATAATACTGCCTCTGCCAATTCGAGCACAGCCATTTCTAATGCCGCCATACGTTCTTCAATCATTAATGGTTCTGGCCCAGGGTCTGGCGATGGTTCGGGGGCAACATACTCCACTTCATCTACCGGATTCCCATCAGCCAGCCATTGAACATACCCATGATAATCCTCATCTACCCACCGACGAATCCCATCGTCTCTATCCTGCTGAATCTTATATTCAGTCTCGCTTTGCCATATCTTTGTATAATTCATTTTGATCACCTAATAATGCAAATTCAGTAACTGGTCTCATACCTTTTCGTGTAGCATAATCTCTTGAACATCCTTTGAATTTTTCAGCCATAACATTCAAAAAGTTCATCTGATCTTCATGAGTGGGTTCTTCTCTATTATGTAACATCGTTGCTTCCCAATTCAGATAATTGGTCATCTCAACCTGTGCAACCGTTCCATTGATACCTATTTGAGTAAAATAAATCTGGTTTCCTTCATCAATGAACCCGCCATGAGACCGTGCTGCATTCATACCCTGTTCAAATGCCTTCATGATATGATAGCGTTCTTCCTCTGCCTCAAATGTTTCCTCTGATAAATCAGGTAATTGTTCCTTGATATCATTGTATTGCTGAGTATAATTAGCAAGTTTCCTCACAGCACCACCAATATTCTCAAGGATACATTCAATCTGCCATTCAATCTCCTTGATTTTTAATTCAACTTCTTCCCGGTCAAGTGAATCAGTATACCCTTCAAGTTGTTTCTGAAGTTTCTTAATCCGTATTTTTTTCTTCTCAATATTGAAGTATGCCTCGCCCATTGCCTGCCGTGTTCGTTTCATCTCTGCAAGCACCTGTCTTAAATTTCGAAATGGTGTCGGATGAGAAACTGTGAGCATGTTGTCCATAAACTGGCTTTGAGTTTTTTGAAAGATTTGAGTGGTTGCATTGATATCACTTGCTGATTGCTCAATGATATCAAGCATTCCCTTGTATTCAGGTGAAGCGAGCACAGATAATGCCTGCTTATCAATAATTGCCAAATCGTTCATACTAATCCTCCATGCGAATCAGATAATCCTGCGCACATATTACGATATACGCTTAATTCGCCAAAATTCGTTGCATTACCTGTAGTTGCTATGGTAATATAATCAATATTTGAAGTTAGTGCTGTATCTGCACTTCCAATAGCATAAACTCCTCTTGTTATACCTGATGCTCCATGACTCACACCTCCTATTGTCATACTACCAAAATTAGTTGCATTGCCAGTAGTTGCAATTTCTACATAATCTATAACTGTTGAATATGATGTGCCACCAGTGTATATTCCTCCACCAAATACAGACCGGGTTGTAGATGAACATGCCCCGGAATATCCTCTTGCGCCGGTTAAATCTCCGAAATCTGTTGCGTTACCTGTAGTTGCGATTGTAACATAATCTATAACATTGGTATAGCCACCACTAATCGTTCCGCCATCTATAACCATCCGAGTAGAACTACCCGACCCACGAGCACTGTATCTTGAAACGGTAGTATCTCCGAAATCAGTGGAATCTCCAGTAGTAGCAATGGTAACATACTCAATAACATTAATATATGTGGTTGTATACCCCCCTGCAAATACACCACGGGTAATATTTGAAAAATCCCCAATTGCATTTGACATTGCAATTAAATTTCCGAAATTAGTAGAGTTTCCAACTGACGCGATTGTAATATAATTAATACCCTTTGAATTGGATGTTGTATATCCCAATGTAATTAATCCTCTGGTATCTGATGCACATCCACCACAGGTATATGCTGCTGCTGTTAAATCTCCATTATCAGTTGCATTGCCAATTGTTGCGATTTCTACATAATCAATCACATTTTGTGGCCCAGTCCACCCTCCAGCAAATACTGCTCTGCCCATTCCAACAACAGGGTAATATCGGGATACCCTATTAATAATTCCCATTATATCACCACAAATATGCCAGATACCGATAAATCACTTGCATCATCGTTAGAACCATTTGCGTCTGTAACAACCTCAATTGCTGCATCCCTTGCGACCACATAATTTGTCGTGTTAATATCAATTACGGTAGAACTCCACGTTTCAGCAACTGCGACACCCGTATTCGTGTTTGAAGTGCTTACTGCAGATCCACCAACTGACATATTGACCCGTGGTTGGTTTGCCCCCGAATCATCAACAGACACAGTATGCCTAATCTGAACCAATCTTGCTTCCTGCAAGTTCCAATCAAACTTAACCTTTGCATCTGATGCAAGTAATGCCGTATTTGCCGCATCCGCAAATTTGCCCGGAACATAGAAATCAACCTGAACCACTTGAGCAGGATTTGTTGAATAATACAATGCAGTGACATCTCCACCCATTGGAGCACCGGCAATTGTCATTAAATTCGACGTTATTGCAGTTACAACCCCGTAATACACGACACTGCTAATTGTGTATTTTACGGCCATACCAACTTTGATTGACGCGGTTTTATCGCTTGTCATCGTAAGTGTTGATGTGCTTGCAGGAGTTGCAGTAAACGCAGTCTCTGCAGTCCATCCGATTGATGATCCAACACTTGCACTTATTACACCATCAGTAATAGTAATTCCACTACCAATCTTGACTCCACCTAATGTATCGGCAGATGCAGTTGGTAAGGTATACGATGCTACAGTTGCCCACGATGCATCGGTACCATCAGTGGTAAGGAACTTGCCTGAATTTCCAGTTTGACTGGGCAATGATGTAATACCCGTAAGACCGCTTCCGTCTCCATAAAATTTCCCATTTGAATCAATGGATGCAACTTCTACATTTGCATAATCCCGGACACTTACTTTGTTGACTCCTGCAGCGTCGCCAAGCCGGAGCACCACGTTTTCACCTGATGCAGAAGTTATCCACACCGGGTTTTCCATCGGGTGAACCAACAACGTGCATGTGGAATCATTACCATTAACTGCATAACAGACTTTTACCGATCTACCCGATGTTGGTCTGACATTGGTAAGCCCCCCGGCATTCGCACCACCAAGAGCAAAGAGCAGATCCCCATTCGCCCATGTCTGCTGTAATGGGTTAACATACCCTGCAACCGTTCCGGAAGTCTGGCAATCAACACCGGTAACAACACCGCCTCTCCGGACAAATCCATCAATTGTTGCATCACCCGGGTTCATATCAGACTGAGCAACCCCAATTACCCGTGATTTTGACAGAGTAGTAACATCCACTTTCCATGCAAGGGGAATTCCCGCACTGGTTCCAGAAATATAACACGCCTGCCCTTTCCGCAGATATTCTCCGGCGCGAACTGCAATTGTCAAATTTGTTGCTTTTATTGAACCTATTGAGGTTAATGCAGAACCATCAACTGCCGGAATTCTCGCAGATGCGTCGAGTTGTAAAACATTGGTTGCAGAAGTTCCAACATCCCATGACGCAACGGTTCCCAATGTAGGTTTATTCAGTATCTGGGAATCGCCGCTTACCGAGTTCCAATCTGCATTTACATTGGATGCCACTGCCCATGCAGCGTCTTTTCGAACATACGAATCCCCATCAATTGGCGCTTCCTCAATTCCACCCGCCCCAACAATTTCGGTCCATGCTACCAAATAGGGGTCATAATACATCAACATCTGTGATTCAAGAACATAGCATGCCCATCCCGGCAATGCGGTCTCAATATTCCAAACCCCGGGGTCTAGCCACGTCACAACCGCATTTGCATTGTCAGCAAATACACCACCAGAATCAGGAGATGCAGACACTAAAAATCGGTCATTAAAATCAAACGGAAATCCAGGAACGTCGTCTATTATATCTTCAACTGGCGCCTGCCACGATTCAGCCCCCTCACCTGCTGGACCTCTGGCACCAGTGAGCCCAATCGGGCCTTGTGGACCTTGTGGTCCGGTTGCTCCAGTTGCACCTGTTGCTCCTGTAACCCCCTGTATTCCCTGGTCTCCTTTAACACCCTGCAACCCCCGTGGGCCTACAATCGGGCCAACGTTGACCCATATTTCTTCAAATGTCCAAACATAACAATCGCCATCCTCTTCACAATAATACCCGTCATTGACAACATTCCCGGATTCTGGCAAATCTCCTGACGCAACAACCGTACCTTGCATCTCAATAGAAGTTCCAGGACTTCCAGGTGGGCCTTCGGGGCCGTCTTCTCCCTGCGGGCCTTGTGCTCCGGTATCTCCTGTCGCTCCATCCACACCGTCAACACCATCTCGTCCATCTGCCCCAGGTGGGCCCCGGATAACTGCAGTTCTGTCATACCAGGCCGTATCATCCAAATCGTATTGCTGGAACCCGGATGCAACCGCAATCAACAGCCCATCAACCAACTCATCTGGGTAATATATGAAATAAGCGTCTCTTGACGCTACATCCACAAACTGATGATCCGGATCTATTGAGAACGAACTAATGATTTCTTGATTGACATATTTTCCAATATCTGAATCATAAATCAGCCCCTGCCCATCAACGGGACTTGCAACCATAAAATCAGATAACGTGGAAAACCCATGAACATGTACCACATCTGCAAACTCATCCTTTGAAGCACCATCGAGATAATTCGCGTTCAAATTATCTACTTTTAAAGTTGACGTGACTGCAAACGGAACTCCTACAGAATCAAATGTTATTAATCCAGTAATTGTTCTAGGAAGCGAAATATGAACATATTGCGTATGGTCATCGGTCCCAGTAAGATTCTGAAGTGCCGAATGGCTACCAAGACCTGGAAGTTGAACCCATTCGTCACCATTCCAAACATACGTAAACCCATCATCAATATTACTAACACCCCAACCTTCTACCGGTGGTTCAAAAGACCAAGTAGCCCCAGACAACGTGGCAATTTCCGATTCGTGCCCAACAAACACCCCATCTGTATCTGTAGAAGCAACCAAATATCGCCCATCTGTTCCGGGTGGTGTTGATTCAATTGACAATACCGATGGCTTCCATGAAATACTTAGAACCAACCCCGAAATATAATCTTTATTTACCGCATCAGTTCCATCAACTGGTTCTGGAAGCCCGGTAATCCGGTTGCCATTCGTATTAATGGCACCCTGCATTACACCGCCAAGAAGTTTCAAATACGTCCCATCGTGGCCGTGCGGAACCCCATTAACATTATACGTCTGACCTGCAGGAATACTGATTGTAGCAGGTAAAATACCATATTTAAACCTAACCAACCCATCTCTATAAACTTTCAAAACTTCCATTACAGAAACCGAATTTCTGGGTTTTATTACTAACATTAACCTAGGATCTTCCGACCCTACTCCAAAATCTCCATCGCTTCCACCACCGGCAATTAACAACCCACCACCAAATTTGGAAAACACCTGGGATTTATACAAATTTACAACAAACCCGATATTTGTCTCATTTAGAATTCCCCCCTGATATTGATATGGGGTTATCTGCAATATCCCGGCATAAGATTGTGTATCAAGACTTCCGTACGTTTTTAAAATATATTCTCCAGCACCCGCAGAATGCGGAGTTTGTACAAACAACCCGTTCTCAACATATGCCCCAGACTCAGCATTCTTTACATATTGCCCAAGCGTGTCATTCCACGCAAGCAAACAATTTGTAGTCGCTGGTGGAATATGCGACATCCCAGATTCCCCAGATTTAAACCACGCTGCATCTTTCCTCAAATATGGAAACCCATCTAATGGCGCTTCTGAAATCCCCCCAGTTCCTATATTCCTCCATGCAGAGTCAGTCTCATTATAAACCATTACCGCATCGAGTTCTTCATTATAACAAGCCCACCCATCTTCGGGGGTATAAAAATACCAAATCCCCTCGTCTTCATGCCAAATTGCAATGTCGTCGCTATGCCCGATAAAGTCGCCTACCGCCCCTTCATCAACAATATACCGTGCCCTATCTGGAGGCGATTCAGGCGAAGATACTTCTATTGAAAGAATTGGCTCCTGCCAAGAAATGCCCAGAATATATTGGTCTACATACCCCTTCGTAGCAGGCTCGTGCGTCAAAACCGGATATTCAAGATTCAAAACCCGGTTTCCAAGCAAATTCAAATCGTTGTCTTCAGTAATCAGGATTTCAGTACCTGCAATAGATTTTCCACTGGTATCATCAAAAATAGCAATTGCACGATCTGTTACAGAACTCGGGCCCGTTACATCTCCCAACCCTGCGCCAATAACTGGTTTATTGATGTATTTCCCAGTTGCTGCATCATACCCAATATAATCCCCGGATGCCGGGTCTACCACATTCACATCTGTAAGATCTACAAGGGAAGCAACAGCAACAATCCCTGATATGTATAGAGGGTTGCCATCTACTCCCAGTCTCTCTCCATCTGAATCAATCAGTATAACTTCTCTTTCTGCCATTATTCTTCCTCCGGTGAAGCCACCTGACAATACAGGGGGTTACCCGAAATTCCCACCGGGTTCCCGTCACCATCAACTAAAATTATCGAATCTTGTGCCATGTTACTGTTCTCCTGTAAAAACGGATAAATCAAAATCTTCAATTGCTTTCGCAACTACCGCATCCCAGACTACCGGGTCTCTCATCCTGGATCGGTGATGTTTCGTAATCGACCTCACTTCATTTGTAATATCTTTGGCTACCTCAGAAGCACACCCTTTTCGATTTGTCGTAACCGATGGCCCAGACGGCACAATTGTAATTTCTGCCCCGTCATCCCCTATAAGACGTATCTCTGTGGTTGCTTTCTTAATTCCAGCACTCCGTTCTTCTTTGTCTCCAAACTTTGGTGTCCCTCTTCCGCCTTTATTCTTATCTGGTGTTCCCTGGTCAGTCTTCTTTCCTCTATTAGGTTCAGACGGTTTCCCACCTTCAAGCATCTGCGACTGGTTCAGGTCAAGAACACTTATAGATTCAAACTGGACAACGTCGTGCTCCTTCGTAAGCCCAGCAAGTCTTGCCGCATCCTGGTTCCGGATTCCCATCTCAAACATTGTTTTTGCAGCCTGTGACTGAGCAAGTTTAGTCTCCGCAATCTTCATTGTGTCATCCAAATCCTGCTCAACCTCAAACTTAAATCGCATACCTTTCGTATACCCATCAAGATACGGGAGAACCTCCCTGGTAAACGTGACCTCAAGAAACTTCATAATCGGATAAAGCATCTTCGATTTCGTGATGTTACGAGATACATATGCAGTTGCCCGATTCTGTGATTGCCCTACGAACTCCTGGGGTTGGAACCCCCACATTGCCCAAACCAGTTGTGCCATAAACTTCTGGCCTTCAAGCCATTCCATATCATGGAGTTTGTGAGAAAGTGTCTCCACCTCTTCGTCCTTTACCAAATGCAATGTTCCCCCAAACTTCATCGGGCCCTGATTATTTGCTTTCAAGTCAGCAAGTCGTTGAATCAACTGTTTTCTATCAGTAATCTGCGGGTGTTTATAGACCAGGGAAGGGACAACTCCATTTTGAAATGTCTTTCCTGCAGCCCGAGTGGAATCGATAAGGTACTGGATAGGGGCTTTGAGACAAGATATCCAATCGGTTCCATATATAGTGTCATTACGAGGATACATCGACATATATACAATTTCATCAGGTTGAAATGAAACATAGACCCCAGTTCTAGACCGTTGCCAATACCTTTGTACATGACCGTGTGAGTAATATCCAATCTGCTTCGCAGCAGGCAAGTGCCCAAGATTAATACCAACAGGAACCCTATCAATTTCCTTCCAAAATTCAGTCCCCAAAAAAGAGTCAAATTCAACACACTTCCCCCTCCTATCAAATGTCTTCACCAATGCCCCGGCATCATACCGGGTAAGGTCTGGGAGCGACTTCTTTACAATGTCTCCAAACGTGAGATGCGGGCCTGGGAAATCAATAAACTCATCAAGGTCTTCGACGTGATTATTATCTTTATCATACACCCCAAATTCCAGCGCGGCAGTATAATCACAGATAGACTTCTCACAAATAGAATAATACGGGGTCGTTGCAAGCACGTCATTCGCAGCCTTTGAAAAATATGGCCGTGCTATGCCGAGAGTGTTATAATAATTAGATATTGGATGTATTGCGCGCTCCCACTCGCTAAACTCGTCCCATCTCCTCGCATCTGCAATCTCCGGTTCGTAATTCGTTGAAATTGACGATGGTGTTGGAAGAGTAAACCCCTCGCTTGAAGAAAATGCCTTTATGAGTATTTCAGTCAGTTGTTCCGATGGAATCTTATCCAATTCTTCATATATGTTTCGCTCTTTTTTTGATATCCCGGATATTACATCAGCCATTGACTGCCTCTTAATAAAAACCACCGGGAACTAATAAAATGATTTCGTAATTTTCAGACAAAAGAATTAATGACAAATAACCGGGTATGATTAAATATGTATAACATTGGGCTCATTGCAAAATACTGGAACGAGGAATTGCTCCTACCACGATGGTTAAACAGCATAAAATTCGAGGAGTTTTCACACATTTTCCTATTAAATGACGGGTCCACAGACAACTCCGAAAAAATCTGCAAAGAATACACCCACCCTACAGCAACCATCCACCACCACACCACCGAACCACAAAAATCAGAATACTTTAAAGAAACCACCCCAGAAAGCCAGAAAATAAACAAGTTTTTACAAATTGCATACAAAACTGGGTGTGATTGGGTATTACATCTCGATATTGACGAGTTCATGTCAATCCCCATGAAACAGTTCGTCAATTTCAATCTCAAAGAAACCCCACCATATTACGGGATATACTTCCCTATTATGGACATGCTCAACACATCCGAATGCATCATCAAAAATCCAGACACCGGATTTCACCATTTCCCATGCCCACACCTAAAAATATTCGGTAAACACTCCGGGTATGTACGAACCATATCTGGCATGGACCTCGACCAAGGAGTCACAGGGGGAACCTCATACATCATGACCCAATACCCATACTTCCACATGAAATATGCATTCAAAAACCGGAGATGGAACCGATACACACATCTAAACAACGGGAAACAACAACAATTCCCAAACTGGGTCCATGGAAATATAGACCCAGAAATAATGCCATTTGCACTTGAAACATGGTATGCCGAATTTAAAGAACCAGAACACATCTGGTAAATATTACATCTTTTTTACATTACTCACACTTCGACATATCCACCACGCCGAAATCGTCGCGGATTCGTTTCAACCTCTCCATACGCATCTGCAAACATGTCATCCACATATCCAGCATCAGGATCATTCCACATATCATCCCCATTCCAATCAAAAATACTTCCATCATCACCGTCATCTAAAACAATCTCCACGGGTTTCCCAGCTCGAACGCTCTCCATCCGAATCTCATACTCTTCCTGAGTAAGATCTTCTTCCAGCCCACCAATACAAAGTGCAACCCCACCATTCATTCCATAGTTCGCAAGCATGAGAGCACACACCTGGTCATCGAAATACCCTCTGGGAGCACCATATTTAATGTTCCCAGCCTCTGTCTGCACGTATGTAAACGATTCAAGTTCTTCTCTCAAACTCTGGTTTTCAGGTATAAATATCTCGCAGTTATGGAAGGCTATAGACAGCCTCTTCACCAGTTCTTTCTTTGATTCAAGCGTAAACTTGTAACTTACAACATTCACGCCCTCTTTCTCAAGATCTTCCTGTATCGCATCGCCTACTCCTGTAGTATCAAGAAACACTGGGGGTCCGTGGTATTGTTTATATACATGCTTAACTCGTGCTTTGATATGGGACCAAGCGGTCCTGTTAAACCGTTCTGTATATGCAAGTTCCTTTGTAACGGTGTCGCACACATCAATGACAGTGAAATCCTGGTGTCTTCCAAGATCCACCCCCATAACATAGACTCTACCCGGTATGTAGGCGTCGGATATATGACGACGTGTACAAGCATCAATATTCTTAAAAACAGTTCCACCGTCCGACAAAAATATTGCCAAAATTTCCTGCTCAAATTCAAGTTCTGAAAGATCCTGGACAATCTCATTTAACTCATCCCGCTCCAAAAATGGGTTATCATACGACGAAAACGTGAAACTCTGCCAATTCTTGTTATAACTGTAATGCGTTTTCACCCCTTTCAGATACAACTTATAATACCAGTTCTTCCCTCTGGGAGTGGTGCAGAACATCGCCCACCCAAGTTTATCCATTAATGCCGGTCTAATAACCTTAAACCAGGCATCCGGGTGAATCATTGCTGCTTCATCAAGCACAACACCATCTAACCCCTCTCCACGAAGGTTGTCGTATTTTTCAGCAGACTTTGCCCATATTGTAGACCCATTTGTAAGTTCTATGCACAACTTTCCAAGGAAAATCTGTTTTGTATATTTTTTTGGTAGTAATTTCACTACCATTCTCCACATAATATCAGTCTGCGAAAACGTTGGGCTAACCAACCAAAATATCCCATTTGGCTTCGCAAGAGCCGATATAATAACCTTCGCCGCCGCAAACCACGTTTTGCCAAATCTCCGGCCACAATTCAAACAAATAAACCGACATTTTGATTGATACACCACCATCTGATTTTCGTGCAGCCCAATTTTAAGATCTGACATTATAACTCAAACTCGCTCCCAGCCCGCCCATCAACAGCAATCTCAATCACTTTCTTTTCTAACGGGAGTTTAAATTCTCCAATCTTCATTTTTGCTTTCGTTTCATCAACAACCGGTGAATTAAACAACGAATCTGGATTATTATCCAACTCTTTTTCAAGTTTTCTCACAATTTTCTCATCAGGATCTTTAGATTTCGCCCTTTTTGTGACTGATACTTCTACCCGTGCTGGTGCTTCTTCCTGCTCTTCTTTTGGTGTTTCTACTACCTTCCGTGGGTCAATCTTAAAACTCCGGTCTATTTTGAGAATTGTGTCGATATATGTTATCATGTCAGCAGGATTTTGTTTTAAATCAAGTCTCCGAGCCAGGTTAAACAAGAGTTCAGTCGCTTCGGCCTTTAGCCCCTCCCTCCCCCGGAGATACAAATTCACAAACCGCCTGCGCTGTGTCTCTTCAAGTAACAACAATACACACGGTGCTGTATCTGTGTTCGACCGGTCACATACCGGGCACACCATATAATACCCACATTTTGGCGAACAGTATGGGATTTTTGCAAGTTCCTGGTCTATTTTTGTGTAAAAATCAATGTCCATATCTATCCAGGTATAATTTCACACTGTAATATAAATTTATATGGCTTAATTACAAAATAACACAGACATGGCAAAAAAGACCAGCGAACTCGCACGGGCAACAGTTACAAGACTCGCACATGTGAAAGATGGCATCAGAGTTGAACAGGCAGCGGTAACTTCAGTCATAACCATGACAGAAGATTATATCAAAAACATCTTCACCGGGGCACTCCAGTTCACAGAACACCGCAATGGAACCATGATTCTTAAAAAGGACGTGGATGCATACCTGAAATCCCTTGAATCCAACAACTAAACTTTTTTATACCTGCGTTTCTAATAGATGTATGCCGCGATGAAATGATGGTTCGACACAAACCAGACATCGTGGCAGCAGATGTCGGTTCCTCGGTTTGGTAGACTTTGGCCTTATATTCAATGGAAACACCTCGATAGTTTTGCTCGTATGCTGTTTCCCGACCCTGTTACGGGCATTCCGGGGTCGGGGAACCCCCACCAATTCTTAAAAATTACACACCAGGAGTGAATACCTGGTTCACAACTGTATTCTGAAGGTATCCATAGAGGCACCTAAAATCGCAAAAGTTCTTGTGTTCGATACTTATACCCACCAACATACTATCCGTGAATATAGACCCCTCCACGACGATGTCATGCAATTCTCCAGGGTGCCCATCCAGGTTACTTTCGCAAAAACTGCAGGTGTCTGTCATTTCATGTACTCCGCGAACTTCTTTTGGAACGCCGTCCATTGTGCAACCGGAGAATAGTTCTCAAAATACCAGTCCCTGCACATGCTTTGCATCTCCGACATGCTGTCAATGGTGTTGTGGAACTTCAAAACTTCCCACTCAATATCTTCAACGTCTTTCACATATACAAACGGGACATCATCAAGTCGATCTTGTAACCTGCCGTAATACCAATCTGCCGCCGTCATCCCCCCAGACTCTACATACACCGGGATTCTCCCATTCGCAAGCGTTTCATAAAACCGGAGTGACCAGTTTGCGTTCCCCCGAGCACATACCTGATACTGGTTTGCCAGCATGTTTGTCTTAAACAACGGGCCATGCCGTTTATAATCTGGGTGGCGTTCATTCCAAAACCCTGCAGAATCTCCAGCCGGGGCAAACCGTACATGAAAATCGCAACAAATCTCATCTGATTTGTTTAAATGTTCAAGTGCGCCCAACCGGTGTTCAAACCCGCGATGCAGCGTTTTGACAGTCCCCATCCTTCCGTCTGGGGTCTCTGTCGGTATATCAAACACCGGGCACCGGCCAACAAACCCGACTGTAGGGACATCTGTCCATTCGGAAAATGGCATCGTAAGCATGTTCGTATAGTCCTGCTGCAACCACATATACGTCCCGGGTTCCTCTGCTGAAGTCATAACATGATGCGCTTCGCACCCAGGTATCGGCATCGCATAATCAGATGAGATAAACACAAAGTCGTGCAAATTTATCGCTTCAAGTTTCTCCGGATGCTCTGCAATGTCAGTCGCGTAATAATACCCAAGCACTTCCGGATATACCCGGAAATCTTCTTTAACACAATCAAAAAGAGACATTTTAATCATCAACTCTCCTATACACGTTCACCCAGTCACACCCACGATGCCAGTCGCGGGTCTTCACGTATCCACACACCAGTTTCTCTGCGTTCCCACACACAGATGGGGACATTGTTCCATTCGCATTCTTTACAAAATACCAGTCCCGGTCAACTGCAGACACCACCTGCAAATACCGGGTCATGGCCCGCTTTATACGCCCTTTTGGCGTTCGGATGATCTCATACCCCATCAGTCCACCCGATCATACAACGTCATCTCGGTTGCCCGCTGCGTGTCCCAGTCAAACGCCTTCACATATCCTTCTGTTGCACGCCTATAACTCGATTTCACACCCCTATCACCAACCAAATGCCAGTTTTCAATTTTATACCACCCAGGGTCCGGTTCAGAAACAACAACCCATGACCCAGGCCGGATTTTAAACAGCCTCCCGGAACGCTCCCATCTCACTTCTTTGTAGACAGCCACTTCTCACACCGTTCCCAATCCACTTTGTATGCCGGGACATCCCGCCGTTTCCTGGACATATGCGTCACCTTACACATGATATACTCAAACCGCTTATCATACCTGACCCGGCAATAATACCAGCCCTGGTCCAGGGTCATGCCAAGTTTCTCAACATATGATTTTTTTGCTTTCCACCTAGTATAAGGCGGAACTTCATACTTATACGGTTCAAAATCGACAAATTGTGCCTCTTCAAACCGTGACCGGATCTCCTGGGTAAACACCCAGTATTTTGGAGCATGATCTTTCCAGACACCGTGTCTCCTTACATACCCGACATATGCAAGCCGTTTTAATGATGACCGCCCGCCAGTAATAGAATCCAGTTCTCTATACGTAAACGGAGCGTCTCCAACCAGTTTGTACAGTTCCAAAATCCAATCGGTCTCTTCCTCGCTAAGCTCATACAGCCTGGACAAAAGAGGGAGAGGGTCTGCAAATGCATTAAACGAACTCATTTTTCAATCGGGGTTGATGGGCACAGCCCATATGTCTTGTCTCCAACCTTTACCACAAAAATAGGACCAACTTTCGGGTGTTTTACAAACTCCATCTCCATATCAATCGAAGACTTCTTCCCATAATCGTTCTTATGGCGCTTATACACCTCATTAATGAATTTTAAGAACTGCCTGGCCTTATACGTCTGGTTTACAATGGAGTCTCCATCACCGACACAATTCTGCAAAAACAGTGGGGAAAACTCACCAGATGCCCCACAGATACCATCAATCTTAAAATCTTCTGCAAATGCACTCATCTATTCCAACTCCCATGGCAACGTGATGTATTTACTCGGAAGATCATACCGAGTACAATGCCATTCGCACTCTTCATACACGTCAAACCACTCTTTCCCACCAAACCCAATGGTGGGTGTCTTCACACTTATTGCATCAAGAGACTCGTTCACATCTGTCGCTTCGCTGGCTGCCCCTGTAGTGACTGGGGATACCCGGTGGTTCTGGTAGTAGCGGCATTTTGTTTTCTGGCAATGTTCCCGGTTCTTTTGCCTGTGGTAGGCTGGGCATGCCGGTCCTGGTTTTGTCCCGTGTAATTCAATCATTGTATCAACCCCCCATGTAACAACCCAAGCCTGTATTGCAAGGCAAACAACAATTCATCGTTTGTGCATTCATCAACAGTTTTAGACCCGACCGGGACGGGGGCAAGCGGGTCATATAACTCTACCACCATCCCGGAATCCCCAACAAACATAGATACAGAGACTTCCATCCTGGCACCTGGGTCGTGTACCGTAATCGGACGCATGGAATACGCCGACTGAACGATTGTTGGTTTGGGAAAGTTCCAAGAGAGGCAGTTGATATGCCCCTCTTTTACCCTGATGCGGTAGTCCCCGCAAATAGCAGCGAATGAACCCCGGCCATGACCTGTATAAAACATGGTCAATACCTGTATTCGCCTAAATCAAGGTCTGCAACATCGAGTTTTTCAAACTCTTCTAAATCTAATTCCAGTTTGGCAACAATCTTTCTCGCACGGTCCAGTCTGGTCATGTGCTCTTTCAGCAACTTCTTTGCAAATTCAGATTTCTTTTCAAGCATCTCTGTGCTTACTTCAGTTTCTAATTCCATTACCAACATTTTTATGCACCTTTATTCAAATTTTTCACTTTGCCACACAGGTTAAGACTTACGACACCGGAGTAGAGTCTCTACCTATACGCCGTTCTTCAGGGTGTATAGGTTCTAACCGGAGACACCGGTTATACTTATCTGACCAGGCACGGCAATATTGGTCCGTAAGCCGGGCAATTATCGTGCGAATTGCAGTTTCTTCCTCTACATGGCGTATATAACACACGTTGCCATTACAACACCCGAAGTGTGCATTATATGGGCACGTCTCCATATGGTCGCGGATATCAGGCGCATCTTCGCATTTTCGCTCTTCTTTTACAATTTCAACAAACTCTTTCAGAAACTTTGCAAACTCACTGTTCTTTGGCATTTTAAACTCAACCCCAGTTATCTGGCCTAGTGGCATGTCATTAATTTCGCAGATTCCAGTGTCACACTTCATTTTTGTTCACCAACCCCTGTAACTTGATGTTCGCACGTTCAAGGTCATAACACCGCGCCTGCAGCCCATATATGTAGTTAAGGACCGGTTTCGGGACTCGCCGAATCGTTTCCCAGGCTAACTCAAACTGGGTGTCTTCATTATTCAGATATATGCACTCAATGATGTTTGCAACCATGTCATTTTTCGATTCCACATTCACCACCCCTTCAATGGGCACCCATACATCTCAATCGACCGTTTCCCGGTCTTCTTGCATACACACATCCCAGTCTTATACGTAACCTCTCCACACCCTTTACATGCAGCCAAACGCTTCTCGTTCTTCTGCTCCTGCGTCAATTGTTTCTCTGCCATGTTCTATACCTCTGGTGTCTCTATTGACACACGCCGAATATCGGTATACCGATTCATCATGGTGGATTCTCCAAGTGGGCACGATTCAGATATTCCACACTCAACCGCATACTCACACCCAGTATATTGCTGGACCGGGCAATCGGTACACGAATCAAACTTTACGGTCACTTTCTTAATTACCATTCTTACTCACGTTTCTCCATAACTGGTTCATAGCAGTCCATCAGCCGTTCTACGAATGCTGACCACGACTCGTAAGGTTTCATCATCTGAACCCCGCGAGAATAAACTTGCACATGTCATTTTCCTTCCACCGATTCAACTAGGTTCTTCGCTATACCAGACTCACTAATCAGGTCTTCTAAAAATTGAGACCACGAGTTTTTACCTTTTATTTTCATGCCCATATCATACACAGACGGGCGGATGCTCACCAATGGCATATCCACACTATATTGTATACTATACTATATTAATTAAGTGGTCTGTGAAATTTTTAAAAATTTTTCTACGGAGGGCTCACACGACTAATAAGACAAACGCCTGATGCTTTGCCCTAGACTTCGTTCAGTCTTGCAAATTCACCATAGTGCTGCATTGCTGCCGCATTATATGCTCTTGCAGCATCTTCTGCAGTATCAAATGTTCCAAGGTGTATTCTCCTCCTATTGTCGTAAATCTGGGCTGTGAATCTCCTGGATGGGTATACCATAGACACCCCTCTATACCCACTGGTGTTATTTCTCTGGAGTTTCCTGTTCCGCATGTTTTCACTATGGGTGCATACCCGGAGGTTTCTACGCCGGTTATCAAGTAAATCCCCGTTTATGTGGTCTACTTCAAGATGAGGAGGACAATCCATTATCCATCGTGCCATATCCACTTCTTTTGGTTTTCCACCTCTCTTCGCTCTATACTTCCCAGTGTATGATTGAATTCGTGCATGCCACTTGTATTCACTCAACTCTTCATAATCTCTGTCGTCAACCACTGCAACTTGCCCATAAGTCAACTCAATCTCTTTCATGAATTATAATAGCCCCGTGATGCATTAACACTATCTATCAAAAATTATTTTAAAATTTTTCTGGATATGGCTCAGACGTATATTCGAAAAGATGCCCTCTTGCTTTGTGCTCATCGGTTCACGGGACAGGATCACACTCGCTATCTCGTTTGGTTCTTTTATCTCCCAGTGATCAACATGGCGACATACAGACACACACAACCAGACGGCGAAGTAAGATACACAAGCGACGAGGATGACTGTGGATTCGCCGAGTCACGCGATGGATGTAAATATCGCGAGCATTGCACTGCCTAACACCGGGCCACACCCCCGTTTAATTCTTTTTTATTATCAGTGAGGTGGTTCTCCATCCCTCCGGATAATCGTACACGTCCCGGAGATCCATCTCCATGCACCCCCAATATTATATGTTCATTCCATCAATACGTGCCGCAGATAGATTTACATACATTAATGATCTATTATCTTAGTACTGATTGATTCTATTAGTGTGATAATTAGTGTTTCACACATTCACTGATTAACATATAATCATCACGGGGGCATGATTATCTATTTTATTATCATATAATTGATTAATAATCATTTAATCAATGTATTATCATTATTTTATTATTAATTACATCCCACCACTAATTCCAGTGGAAATCAAGGTATATGTCTGACGTTGCGAATGCAAGTATACCCAAAATCACACTGTGAATTTGCTTTATCTTTTCTTATCAAATATATCTTAATTATAATACCACATTAAGGCTTACAAAGCAAAACCTAGAGAGGCAAAACCTCATTTAATTCTTTTAACTTCTAACAAAAGGTGTTTAAACATGAAATTAAGACCAAAGACAGCCATAGCCATCCTTACTGGGTGGTTCATTGTATCATATATAGAACTCGCTATAATGGTGGTATCATGACCGCAATTAGATTAGGAGGCACAATAGCCCTCCCAAACTACTCCAACATCAAAGTGGAAGTAGAAGGCAACAGTTACAGCCATACAAAGGCACTGTTACGCCTAACACTTGAGAACATGCATAATAACTTCACAGCAATCCCAATTGAAGGATGGTGGAGAACAACATTCAACGAGGATTGGTAACATGCCAGATGTAAAAGATGACTGGTTATGGGATGGGAGAATGCTCCACATCGATAAACCAGCAAAACGCATAGAACTCCCAGACAGCATCGAGATATATGAACGCATCTTATGGTGGGATAGACATGACTGAACTATGCCCCAACTGTGGCACCAAAATGAATTACAGAACCGTCTCATTTGAAAACCTAGCACGATGTCTTGTCCGGGTCTACAAATGCAAGAACTGCAAGTATGAAAAGGTGGTAAAATATGAAAACAATTGAATTCATGACAATGTGGGATGTAATGCATCCCGAAGAAAGCGAAGACGAAAACGGGTCATTCTGGGATGACCTCGTGTGGGCTGACAGGAACATGTTACATCTCTCGCCCAACTTACAGGTGTGACATGGTCAAATTATGGAACACCCATCCACATTCAATGCCAGGAAGATGTATCGAGGCAATAAACCTCCTACATTTCACTGCTGATGCAATCACAGACTGGGAATACAATGAAAAAAATGCAAAAAAGACTGTCCATGGTAGTATAAATCAACCATATACTGCATAAATGGAGATGTAATACGAAACAACCTATGCATCATTAATGCTATCAAAAATTATGCATTCCAAACACTCGACCCCGAAACAAAAGAGGAATAAAATATATGACACATCAGAATACTGAAAACTACGCCAAAAAATCAAAACCGAAATTGAACAAACGGGATGGCATCCTAATACACCCATATCACGGGAAAAACAAACTCGTACGATGCCCAAAATGCAAACAGATTAGTTACCATCCAACAGGAATCGTAGATGTATCTGAAGGACCATTAGAACGAATCTGGGAATGCACATTCTGTAACTATTGGTATTGGCTCCCAGACTATATTGCTAAACGAGACTTCGACAACGAGTAACCCCGTTTAATTCTTTTTCTTAAAGTGATAACAATGAAACTAGAGTTTAAAATGGCTCTGGTAGGAACAATCATCATGAGTTTCGTATGTATGGCTGTATCCTACGGAGCAATGTATCACGTAGCAATGATGCACAGCATTGCTGTTGCTGAGCTCTTCCCATTAACCGTAGATGGGACAATGGCACTCTCAATGTTCATCCGAGTATACTTCAGTAAAATAGGTAAAGACACCAAAGCACCGTTGCTGATTATGGCCTTCTTCACGGCCACGAGCATCATCGTTAATGCTGTGGCAGCACGGGACGCATTAGAAGTCTACATCTATGCAATTGCACCAATTGGAGTATTTGCCTGCACTGAATTAAGTGCAATGATAATTGAGAAAAAACCAGTTGAAAAGAAACCAATTAAAAAACCCCCAACCCGGGGGTCAAACGGGCAATTTACATCAACAAAGGTGGAATAAATGTCTACACTCCGAAAAGAACCAGTAAAGCCAATCGCACCAACCGAAAATGATTCCTGCAAGCACGAACTCCTAAAAGCAATGGGCAACGCCATTACCGCTATAGCCAAAGAAAAAGGAATCATAATCACAATAGCAGAAGTAACCCGCCACACAAACGACTACTTCGAACTGACAATAAAAGCATCAGTACTCGAAGAAAAAGAAGTCGGAGAATTCTACAACGAAAAACTCAAACAATATAACACGGACTTCAACAAATGGGTCCACGAACGGGACTGCATAAAGTTCGGAATCACCGAAGAACAAAGAATAGTAGCAGAAGAAAAATACTATGCTCACCGCAAAGAAAACGGGTATGTTTACCCGGAAATCAAAAAACGGGAAGAATTCTATGCAGAAGCAGCAATAGAATCTCCCCAATCACCCATTATCGAGGTGGCTTAAATGTCCTATTTTACAAGCACTGCATACAACCCACGAGAAAAAGAATTCATCCCCATGGATGAACTCATAGAAACTCCCCGTTTTAATGAACTAACAACTGCTATCAAAGTCCCACTCTATCAACAAATTATGGACAATGACTTGCCAGTC